GGAGGTTGCCGATCAAGAAGCAGAGTTACTTGCGATTGCTTACATTGATCAACTAGAACTCGAGCAGTTCGAACGATTGAGTGCAGAGCATGACATGCAGATGTACGCTTCACATTCCTACGACCAGGACGCTATTCATTATGGAGTTCAGTATGCTTGATACAGAAACATTTGATCTTAAATTTAACCACTTCAATAAAGTACAGACTACAAATCGATTCAAATCGGTATGGTCAATCTTTGAAATCAATAATATATTCGATCTGTCTAATCTAAGTGGTGAGACATTACGGTATGGTGATCATTGGGGTGAGGGTACAGTTGCAATTCCTCTACCTGGTGGTAACTTATCTTGGTGGGATTTGTGGGTCGCTGCCGAAAAAGCAATTGAACAATCTGGTGATCAACACCATATGTTCATCGAATCCTTTCGCAAAATAGGCAATGATATTTACCTTGATACAGGAAGCTAATATGATAATTGATAAACCGATGGGTACGTGGTACGAGACTGCAGATGAAACTGAACGTCAAGAATTTAGAGATTGGCTTCGTGGTGTACTACGTATGCATGATACAGTAATCCATTTTAAGAAAAAAGATGGTACTATTCGCGAGATGAAATGTACCCTTCAAGAAGGTAAAACGGTTGAATACGAAAAGAAAACCGACCGCGTAAAAACCGTTAGTGAAGATACCTGCCCTGTCTTTGATACTGAAAAGCAGGAATGGAGATCTTTCCGCTTTGACTCTGTAACGCAAATTAACTTCGATCTATAATATGGCAAGAGCATCTTTAGTAAATAACGAGCCGCGTCAAATTCATTTTGATTCACCTGATTATGTCTCACAGCTTAGCTATGCTTTTAATTGGTATAACCAGGAAAAAGATAAGAAAGATGCAATCAGTTATCTACGAGATTATATTAAAACTATCTTAGGTGGTGATGGGGTAAAGCAGTTTGATAAAATACCCGATAGTGAAATCAGTACAACGTATGGGTGGGTTGCTCGTATGCATTTTAACGGGTGCCGAGTAGGCTCGTATGAATTGCAAAAACTTGAAAGCTACACAAAAGAACTACTTGTAAGAAAAGTTGCTGAAAAGGTTATCAAGGTTAAGGATACAACGCCTAAGCCTTCTGTACAAGACTATATGCTTGAGAAGGTATCTGAGTACCTGGGTGAGCTCGAAGGTGCACTTGACGATTATATAACTCTGAAGAAAGAGTTTGATCTGTATAAAGATCTACAAGCAAGGGCCATACCTAAACCATATTGTACGCATATTGAGCAATGGGCGCGCCGTAAGGCTCAAGAGTTCGTTACCGTCTACGAATCTACCGATCCTGAAATTAAAGAGGCATACTCTAATTTTACGCGACCTCAACTTACCCGGTTAATTAAGCTGTGTAGTCAATGTATTGAGGATGTAGAGAGGTACGGAGAATTTAAAAAGGCTAATCGTAAGCCTCGCGTAAAGAAACAAGTAGCTCCTGGGATACAGGTTGCAAAGCTTAAGTACATGCGAGAGTTTACAGAACTAAATCTTAAGTCAGTAATGGTATCGGAGATAGTTGGTGCCTCTCAGGTATGGGTATATAATACTAAGTATAAACGATTGGCAGCTTACCGCACGGAATCAACCACCGGTTTGCAGGTCAAGGGTACTACTCTACAAAATTATGATCCTGATATGTGTGAGCAAAAAGCTTTACGCAAACCGGCAGAGATACTAAAGAAGGTACTTACTGCTGGTAAGGTTCAATTGCGTAGAATACTACCTGAACTTACAACAAAAGAGACTCCTGTTAATGGTAGAATTAATGAAGAGTGTATTATACTTCGGGTTATTAAATGATTGTTATTGATTATTCTCAGACTATTATCTCCAACCTAATGGCGGAGATTGGTGGTAGGAAAGACATTGAACTTGATGTTAACTTGCTACGTCATATGGTACTTAATGCTATTCGAGCGCATAAGCAAAAGTTTGGTCGTGAGTATGGTGAGATCGTAATTGCATGTGATAGCCGTAAGTACTGGCGCAAGACTCAATTTCCTTACTATAAAGCTAACCGTAAGAAGTCAAGAGAAGATTCCGGCTTTAACTGGCCTCATATCTTTGATACGATTAACTTACTCAAGGAAGAGCTGCGTACGGTATTTCCGTATAAGGTAATCGAGGTGGAGGGGGCTGAGGCAGATGATATTATTGCCACGCTCGTCTTCTGGTCTAACAGTAATGATAAAGTAGTTACAGGTCTCTTAGAAGAACCGAAACCTCTTTTGATTATTTCTGGTGATCATGACTTCATGCAGTTACAAAAGTATAAGCATGTTAAGCAGTACTCTCCTGTACAAAAGAAATTCGTTAAACCTGATATGCCTCCTCACCAGTATTTAATGGAGCATATCGTTAAGGGTGATAAGGGTGACGGAGTACCTAATATTCTTTCAGCTGATGACTCTATTGTTGCTGGTGAGCGTCAACGACCTATTACATCTAAGAAGCTATTAGAGTTTGCAGAGAATGGTTTCATTGCTTGTAAGACAGAAGAAGAACGTCGTAACTTTTATCGTAATAAATTGATGGTAGATCTAGATATGATACCTTCTGAGGTTCAAGAAGCTATTATAAATAACTTTGTGACACAACCAGTTAAAGACAAGAGTCAGCTACTTAATTATTTTATTGAACATAAGATGAAGCAGATGATGGAACATTTGGAGGAATTTTAATGCAATTACTAATTTCAGAAGTACTTGATGAGTTTGAAAAAGCTAAATCAAAACAAGATAAAATCGATGTACTTAAAAAATACGAAACGCCCGTTCTACGAGGCATCATGCGAATTAATTTCGACCCTAACGTAGCATTCGATCTACCTGAGGGTGAACCCCCGTATCGTAAAGATACTGATCGCCCGATCGATTACCAGCAAACAACGCTGACGCTTGAATATAGACGTTTCTATATCTGGCATGACCCTAATGTTAAGATTCCTAAACTTAAAAAAGAAACTCTCTTTATTGAAATGTTAGAGGGCCTGCATGCATCAGAGGCCGAAGTAATTATTCTCGCTAAGGATAAAAACTTATCTAAAAAGTATAAGTCTCTAAAAGAAGACATTGTGCGTGAGGCATACCCTGTAACGTTACCACCTAAGGCAGATAAGGTGAAAGCTGCATCCCCTTTAGTTTAAAATCTCTTTGGCAGTTTTTCACAAGGAAAAAACCTGGGTGGGAAGTAACTGGTACAGCGCCTAGTCTGGAGCGCTTCTACAATGTTAAAGAGATTAAAATGGATAGACGTAACCTTTGATTTTTTTATTGTTCTATATTATAATTGATTATGATTTATACTAATACTAAACCTCTTGTTAAGCCTAAATTGAAACCTAAAGCCGAGCGCGAGCAATATGCTGCGTGGTGCGCTAAGCATGGTATTGATCCTACTGGTAAGTCTAGAATGAGAAAAGACTTTAAGGTGATTACTCTTCCTGGTGTCGTATCGAAACCGTATGTTCGTGAGACTAAGCAGTATCCTAGCTTAGACTCTGGTAACTACGGGGCGGTTACTACTGGTAGGGCTAAGCAGGTATATACGGGTGATAAAATGCTAGGTATTGCTGCTATGCATAAGTCTAACTTAGTACCTATTTTTACTGAAGAAAATGCGAAAGAAGTCTCACGAATGAGGCGCGGATAATAATATGAAAATTGCTCTTGGTTCAGACCTGCATATCGAGTTTGGTCAACTCGAAGTTACAAATACGCATGGCGCAGATGTACTAATTTTATCTGGTGATATTGTTACGGCTACCGATTTAAAAGGTTACTCTGAAGGTGACTCGTACGGTAATGCAGAACGGTTTAGAACGTTCTTCGAACAATGTTCGACTAACTTTAAGCATATATTGTATGTGATGGGTAACCATGAACACTACCATGGCGACTTTGCAACGTCAGCAAATATACTTCGTACTGTTCTTAAAAAGTACTCTAATATTCATTTCATGGATAAGGAAAGTATTACGATTGAGGATGTTACATTCATTGGTGGTACTCTCTGGACGGATATGAATAAAGAAGACCCACACACCCTGTATTCAATTAAAGGGTGTATGAATGACTTTAGAATTATTCAGAACAGTGCAAGAAAAGTAACCTTCAAAGATGAAGCTGGTAAGTTTCATGAGAGAGAAGCACGCTTCTGTCCGGAAGATACGGTTGAGGATCATAAGGCTATGCTTGCCTTTATTGACGAAACTACAAAAGATAAGACCGATAAATTTGTTGTTATCGGTCATCACTCACCTTGTAAACTGTCTACCCACCCTCGGTATAAAGAAGAGGTAATGATGAATGGAGCTTACAGTAGTGACTTGTCAGAGTTTATTCTTGACCGCCCTCAGATTAAACTTTGGACGCACGGTCATACCCATGACCCTTATGACTACATGATTGGTTCAACTCGTATTGTTTGTAACCCACGAGGCTACATTAATTACGAAAAGATTGCTGATAATTTTGATTTTAAACTACTAGAGGTATAATATGAGTCTTCCTTCCGATCCCGCCGCGCGTAAAGCTATTAAGAAGTGTATGGATGAGCTTTCAGCATCCATGGCACGTACTGAAGGCGAGCGTGAATTCATTAAAGAGGCTATTAATAATATTTGCGAAGAATATGAGATGAGTAAGAAAACGTTTCGTCGACTTGCAAAGGTTTATCATAAGCAAAACTTTTCTCGGGAAGTTGCTGAACATGAAGAATTTGAAACCATGTACGAGCAACTGACCGGAGAAACAAGTCTAGGTAACGTATGAGAACAACGTATAACTTAGAGTGTGTAATTCTTGATAAGATGGGTAGGACTAAAAAAGTCAGCCATGTAGGCATTTTTGGTTCTATGGAGTCGGTAGAGGACGCAAAAACAAAACTCATTAATGAGTATGGTGATAAGAATGTAAGTTTTAATATTCATATCATTGAAAATTGGTTTTAAAGAAGTTCTTTTATATAAATAAAAATATGATCTATACTTTTTTAAATACTGAAACCCAAAAGATTGAAGAGCATACCATGCGTATGTCTGAATATGATGTGTTCAAAGATAAAAATCCCCACCTGGAGAGATACCATGAACCCGGCAGAGGACCTGCAATGGGTGACTCGGTTCGTCTGGGTATACGTAGACCAGATACGGGTTTTCAGGAGGTACTATCAAAAATAGCCAACGCTAATTATAAGAGTAACCTTACTGATAAGTTGTCGCGACGATGATTACATACTAAGAGTTTTTTACCAGGACTGCAGGGAAACCTGTAGTCCTTTTTTTTGCAAGAGGAAAACTAATGGCTACTAATAAGAGAGCAGCGAAAGCTGTGACTATCCATTCCGAAGAGTATAATCCACAGACCCAGCCTAATGTAAAACCAATTAATAATACACTAAGATTAAAATTAGATAATTTAAGAACATTTCAACCTCTAACCGACAATCAAAGATTATTTTACGAAGCGTATAAGAGAGGCGATTACTTTGTTGCCTTACATGGGGTAGCCGGTACAGGTAAAACATTTATTGCTGTATACAAAGCTCTTGAAGAAGTACTAGATAAAAATAACCCTTTTAATAAAATTATTATTGTTCGATCAGCGGTACAGTCTAGGGAAATGGGTCATCTACCTGGCGACATCGATGAAAAGCTAGACATCTATCAACAACCATATCGTCAAATTTGCCATACATTATTTGATCGTAAAGATGCATATGATAGATTAGCAGAACAAGGGCACATCGAATTTATTTCTACATCATTCATTAGAGGTATGTCTTTTGATGATGCAATTATTATTGTAGATGAAATGCAGAATATGACGTTCGAAGAAATTGATACGGTTATGACCCGTGTTGGTTATAGATCAAAAATTATATGGTGTGGTGATTATCGTCAAACAGATTTGAATAAAAGAAAGACCGATGTGTCGGGTATTCTAAAATTCTTTGATATCGCTCATCACATGGCTGCATTTACAAGAATCGAATTTGAAGTAGACGATATTGTACGTAGCTCTTTAGTAAAAGATTATATTCTTGCTAAATTAAAAGTAGAAGACTCAGCTGATAAATAAAGCATTAGGAGGAAAAAATGGCAGATAGTTTTGAATTTGAATTTACTGTTGAACAAGTACGTGAACTTATACCAAAAGCAATCGGTGGTCCGGATGCTTGGTATGAAGCTCTTGCCGAAGCACTTCCGCAGTACGACATTAACACTGTAGAGAGAGTAGCAGCATTTATTGCTCAGTGTTCTCATGAATCAGGTGGGTTTTCCGTACTTGAGGAAAACCTTAACTACAAGGCTGCAACTTTAAGTAAGTTATGGCCACAAAGATTTCCACCCGGTATTGCTGAACAGTATGCCGGTAAACCTGAAATGATTGCTAATAAGACCTACGGCGGTCGAATGGGTAATGGATCAGAAGAGTCTGGTGAAGGGTACAAGTATCGCGGTAGAGGTCTTTTACAGTTAACCGGTAAAGATAATTATAAGGCTTGCTCGCAAACGTTATTCCAAGACAGTACGCTTTTAGAAGATCCAGATCTATTACTGGATCCTTACTATGCTATCCACTCGGCGTGCTGGTTCTGGAACAAGAACAAGTTAAATCAGTTTGCCGATGCTGGTGACCTAACAACACTAACGAAGCGTATCAATGGTGGTACGATCGGCTTAGAAGACCGCATACATCATTACAACCACGCTGTTGAAGTACTAGCATAAAGACAGTATAATATATTATGACATTTAAACATATAAAACTTGATCGTGAAGTTCCTAAACTAAAACAGTTAAACGAAAATGGGGTACGGCATTACGTTACCCCTGAAGGTAATAAGTACCCTTCTATTACAACTGTATTATCTGAATACAATCGGAAAGCTATTTTTGAATGGCGTAACCGAGTAGGTAATGATGAAGCTAATCGGATATCTGGTAAAGCTTCAACCCGGGGTACTAAGTTACATAAAGCCTGTGAAGATTATATTAATAATTTAACACCAGATTTTAAGACACCTTTTGAACGAGATCTATTTAAAAGATTTCAACCAACATTACACCGCATTAATAATGTTTATGCTCAGGAGCTACGTATGTACTCCGATCATTTACGCATTGCTGGTACCGTGGATTGCGTTGGTGAATTTGATGGTAAGGTTTCTGTTATTGACTTTAAGACCTCAGCAAAGCAAAAAGATATTAGTTATATTGAAAACTATTTTATGCAGTGCTCTGCTTACGCAATCATGTTTGAAGAACAGTTCGGTATTCCTGTTGCTCAAACAGTCGTTGCAATTGCAGTTGAGGATGATGAACCACAAGTGTTTATCGAGAAGAGAGATACCCACGTAAAACGGTTACTACACTTCCGGGATATATACGAGAAGAAGAGTGGCAATTCAGTGGCATTGACTGTATAATCTTTATGTGAGGGGTTGAGAAATGGGTTCACTTTCTAACTTTAATGATACGTGCGTATCAATTAATGAGATTAAAACTAAATACGGTTTAAACGTGTTTGTAGAGACAGGTTGCTTTCAAGGCAACACGTTGAGGTACATGACAGGGTATAACTTTGAACGTATGTACAGTTGTGATATCGATAAGGAAATGATTGATATGTGTAGTAATATATCACCTAACTTAGAATTGTTTTTAGGTACATCGGTTGAGTTCTTAGAACAATTACTACCTACACTAACAGCTGATCGTATCCTATTTTTTCTTGATGCACATTTACCTGAGCATGATAAGAACAGCGGTACAGTAATCTTAGAATCAGAACATAATTTCCCTTTACGGGAGGAATTAGAAATCATAAATAAATATCGTAAAGATAAAAACGATGTTATTGTTTGTGATGATTTACGCATATATGAAGACGGTCCGTTCGAAGGCGGTAACTGGGATAAACGTAAAAATTACAAAGACCTTGACTTATCCTTCTTAAGCATATATAATTATAAGGTAGAGAAGTTTTATAACCATGAAGGTTATATCTTCTTAACAAAAGATATTGCTGTATGAAGCAAAGAGAAATAGGTTCTGGACGCGGGTGCGAATCCCGCCAGGTCCACCAGATGTACTGGGTTCATTACCCTCAGCGCGAAGCCTAGAGCGACTAGGGTACATCTGATGGGCCTGTATAGATTCGACAGGGCAAAGAGTAACAGAGTGGACAGCACATCAGAGTAGATGTTAAAACTAAGCAAAAGTAAACGCAAACGACTCAAAGTTCGCATTAGCAGCCTAAACACTGCTTAGGGTTTCGTAGGTTTCCTCGTAACAGAATAACCTACACTTATAATGGAAAAAAATGCATAAAGAAATTCTTTACGGTGAGCCAAGAATAGTTCTATACAATGATGTATTTACGAAAGATGAATGTGCGGATTTGATTAAGAGTATTCCATCTGAACAATTTTTTGCGGCTGAGGGTTTTGACTTTGTAACAAAAAAAGGTATACCTACAGACTATAGATCTAACTCTTCATACATTGATAAGGAGTTTAAACTTAACGCCCTACATCAGAAATTAACTAATTTGATCGAGGAAGAGTTAATAGGTACCTACCCCTATATTGAATTACCTGTACAAGTACAGCGGTACGATGTGGGTCAGCAGTATAAGACTCATGTTGATTTTTTTAATAGAGCAAATGAACCTAAAGTCTTTGATGTTGATAGAATTGCTTCTATTATTGTATATTTAAATGATGACTTCGAAGGTGGCGAGACGCATTTCACAACTCTAAATATTAAAGTAAAGCCTAGAGCAGGAATGGCATTGTTTTTTAAATACAACTATAATGATCCTATATATAATAGGAATACATTCCATGCTGGTATACCAGTAATTAGTGGTAAAAAATACATTGTAACAGCTTTCTTTAGAAGTGAGCCGCTAAGTTCTAAATGGAATACAGTTAAGTCTGCAGTATAGAGGTCAAGTGGCTAGACCTTAAATTAGCCACAAACACTCATACACACAAAGGAAACTTACATGAGTAATATGACACCGTTCGAGATTCGCCTTGAACTTTTAAAAATGGCGAAAGAGATGCTTTCCGAGGAATATTATGGAAAGCGTGAGGTAGTTAGCAACGACTGGTCTACAAAAGTCGAAGTCGCTAAGCATGCAGGACAGACAGCTCCTGATCATCCAGGCTTCCCAGCCTACCCGAGCGAATCCGAGATAATTGCGAAGGCAGCTATCCTCAACGGATTCGTATCCAACATCCATACAGAATCAAAGCCTACTTCAATCAAGAAGTAATCTGTTGGTGAGTGGGGGCTTCGGCCCCCTTCAATAAGGAGAACTAATGGTACGTTTTATGAACCTACTAATCAAGCTTACATTGGTAGTGGCTGTTGCTGCTATACTTGTTAGCTTCACGAAGAACAGAATTGAGTATTACAAAACTAAACCTTTTAATGATGTGCCAATTACAATGGCAGAGCGGGAGAAGCAATTAAATTGTTTAGCAAAAAATATTTACTTTGAAGCAGCTCATGAACCTTTTGAAGGTAAAGTTGCAGTTGCGCAGGTAACAATTAATCGATCTAATTCAAGTAAGTACCCTAGCGATATTTGTGATGTAGTGTATCAAAAGAATGTATTCTTTGGTAAGGTTGTATGTCAGTTTTCTTGGTACTGTGAGCAAGGTCCGAAGATTACAGGTAATACTGCAAGCTATAAAGAGTCCATGGAGGTAGCTAAAAAAGTACTTCTTGAGAATTTTAGATTACCAAGTCTAAAAGATGCTTACTTCTATCATGCTGATTATGTGTCACCAAATTGGAATAAGCCAAAGATAACACAGATCGGTCGTCATATATTTTACGGGGAGAAATCATAATGGAAACACTTAATACAATAAAAGAAAAACTAATAGGTTACTTCGAGGGATTCTCAAAGACTACCGCAGACACTTTTGCCTGGCTAAGTATGCTGGTATTCATATGTGCGACTGTTCCATCCTTCCTTGCTGTAATGTCGGGTGTTACAGATAAGCTACCCCCACTTGATATTACGTGTCTGTTGTGGCTAGGACTGTTGCTTTATTTCCTAAGATCAGCTATACTAAAGGACATGCTGATGGTAGTGACCATTGGTATTGGTTTTGCAATTCAATCCATTATGTTAGGTCTAATATTTTTTATATGAACGAACAACCAGTGCAGTTAACCGATGCGCTTGTTATTACTAAGCGCTTTCGGTCACCAAATGAGTTCAGTATCTACATCGATGAAATTGTAACCCGTACAAAAGCAGGTTACATGGAGGCAGTAATTGCATATTGCGATGAAAAAGATATTGAAATTGATAGTATCGGTCCTTTGATTAACCAAAAGCTTCGTGAGAAGATTCAAATGGAAGCCGAGATTGCAAATATGATTAAACCGATTGGACATTTGCCTGTATGATTATGGAACCATTTGAAGTCTATCGCTACTACCTTGCATTGAGATTACATTTTACTACCGATCAGTATGATGTAATTGCGCAAGGCGGGAGGGTAAGAGCCTCAAAGCAATCTTTTGCTAAACGTAAGGACTTATTAGCAATTAGAAAAGTAGCCGAGAGTTACTCTGATAAAGAGGTGGTTGATTTTCTAGTTGCTAATTTTGTATCAGGTGATCGTTGGGGTGGGATATTTGATGTTGATTCTAAAGAGCGATACGCAAGTTGGAAGAAGCGAATGGAGTCCATGTACTATACATTCGATAAAGAACTTAATAATGTAATTACGTTTTGTGAAAAGAATAATATTACATTCTGGGAAACATTCCATTGCCAGAAAAATGAGCATCCATATATAATCAAGCTATATTTAAGAAATAGCATTTCAATAGAAACGTTAGTTATTTTAGAGAAGTTAACCGGTTACGTAACAGACCTGGATCAGAAATTGTGTAACGATTTAATCTGGCCTGACGTATCGAGAACTATAAAGAAATACGACCCATTCGTAAATATTAAAAAAGAAAAATACGATGAATTACTCCGATCACGAGTTGGATATAAGTAAAGCAAGAATCATAGAGTTAGAGAAGAGTATATGTATTCTTCAAGAAAATGTTACGGCGTTATCAGAGCATTTAAAAGAAACACAAAGATTTTTAATTCGGTTGGCGCATAGTCAAGGCGAGATTGCAAAACGAGTTTCAGCCTGGCCATTCGTTGCAGTTGATACAAAAGGAGAAAAGTAATGTTAGAGACAATTTTTTGGATTTTAATCGGTGCATTTATTGGTTGGCACTTCCCACAACCCCAATGGGCAGTTACACTTAAAGAAAAAGCTTTGGGGCTATTTAACAAAAGTAAGTAAGTTTTGCAGCAATGAAAAATATGTCATCGGAGTGGGATAGTTACAGAAAGATCCGACGAGTCGAAAAAGGTACCAATAAAGTTGACAAGTACCGCAAAAGCATATATAATATGTTATCAGAAGAAGATTTAGAATCTTTCGATGACGAGTTAGATTCTGATACAGAAGAAAGTGAAGTTACTCGTAATGAGAAACGACGCTAATACATCGCATACAACGTTTATACGGAGAAAATTATGGCATTAGACTTTTCAGCAATGAAGAAAAATCGCGGTACGTTTGACAACCTGATGAAGGAAGTCGAAAAGATCGCCACCCCTCAAACTCAAGAGAGTAACTCTAAAGATGACCGCTTCTGGCAACCAGAAGTAGACAAAGCCGGTAACGGTTATGCAGTCATCAGATTCCTACCACCACCTAAAGGCGAAGATCTTCCATGGGTTCGCGTTTGGAATCATGGCTTTCAAGGCCCTACTGGTAAGTGGTATATTGAGAATTCTCTCACAACCCTTGGTAAGCAAGACCCTGTAACCGAACTCAATAACGAGTTATGGAATGCAGGTACTGAAGCCAATAAAGAAATTGCACGTAAGCAAAAGCGTCGTCTTACTTACATTGCTAATATTATTGTGGTTAAGGATGCAGCTCATCCTGAGAATGAAGGTAAAGTATTCCTTTATAAGTTCGGTAAGAAAATCTTTGATAAGATCAAAGATGTTATGCAACCTCAGTATGAGGATGAAGAAGCAATTAATCCTTTCGACTTCTGGAAAGGTGCTAACTTCAAATTGAAGATTCGTAATCTAGAAGGCTATCGTAACTACGATAAGTCCGAGTTTGATGCAATTTCAGTATTGTCAAACGATGATGATGAGCTTGAAACGACTTGGAAGAAGCAATATTCACTCCAAGAGTTCTTAGATCCCAAGCACTTTAAGTCTTATGAAGAACTTAAGGCTAAGCTTGAAATGGTTCTGTCAGGTACAGGAACGACTGCTCCTAGAGCGGAAGAGACTGCACTTGCTGAAGATCGTCCGCGTCCTGTCTCAAAACCAGCTCCTAAAGCTAGTGTTGAAGATAGCGCAGATGATTCCCTGTCGTACTTTGCCAAGTTGGCAAATGACGACTAATTAGGTAGTCAGAACCTAATCCAGGACACTCGTTACCTTTAGTAACTTAGGTCCTGGAACGGTGACGAGCTAATTAGGTTTTGTTTTTTTTAACTTAATTTAATTTTCGGAGTTTATATGAAAAATATTATCGCTATTATCGCTTCTGCTTTCGCTTTGACTGCCTTTGCTGCTGAACCTGCTAAGACAACACCCGCTCCTGCTGCTCCAGCTGCCGCCTCCGCTGCTGCTCCTGCCGCTAAAAAGGTAGAGGCTAAGCCAGCTGCTAAGAAAGATGAAAAGAAGCCAGAAGCAAAAAAGTAAAGCGGCCTTGTAAAGCTGGACAGACTGCGGCCGATGGTTGTAGAGTTGTTAAAAAGGCCGTAAAGAAAACAGCTAAGAAGTAAGAGAATGGGGACCTAGGTCCCCATTTTTATTAGAAGGCCGATACCCTGTCTTGATACCTGTCTAGTGCTGAACCACCCTTTTCATTTCTAGGTGTTGGCTTCATAGGAACGTAACTAGTATTGTTATTCGTACTAATGTTATTAGATACGATAGGGGTTACATTATTACCACTGCGTGATGCTTCTCTATTAAGATCTATATTATCCGTTGACGCTCTAGTCACATCATTACCCATGTTACGAGAAGCAGCTGCGGCTAGCCTGGCTGAGTTTTCATTCATAGAGCGCATCTGACGGGCACCAGCAACGCTCGCTTTATCTTTTTCACTAACTTCAATGTCGTGCTCTTTACCAGTATTTTTATCAACTATTTTAGTTAATACACCACCCTCAAATAGTCCTTCACCTTTACCAGGTTCAATACCTAGTCGCTTGGCCTCTTCTCTGACCTTATCACCCATCTTACTAAGTTTAGCAGCTTGCTCTTTTTTAGCGCTAATCTTTTTCTCTACCGCTGGTGCACTTGAGTTATTCTCTTCATATTGACTCATGGCGACTTCTTTATCATCTACATCGGGTTCTGTACGACCCCATTTCTTAGCTTCTGCATAAGCAAGTTCATTCAGGCTCTTTGGCGTGGCATTCGCTGCGCCCATCGCTGTACCAGCTTTTGTACCAACATCAGCAATAGTAGATACCTTCTTTTCTACAACAGGTACCTCACTACTTTTTGCATCAACTGCGTTTCTCGCTTTATGAGCAATCTCTTTCGATTCTTTTACGCTCTTACCATCAGATCTTGCATCTGAATATGCTCTATCAAACGCCGCTATACCAGCCTCAGTGCGTACTGGTTTAGCAGGGTCCTTAGCACCAGGACCACCAGACACTGTCTGCTCTATTGCAGTTTTTACATCACCAGCCTTAGAGGCATTAATTTCTTTTTGGAACTTTTTAGCAGCCTCTGCCGTTGCCTCATCCTCAGCGTTCTCTCTTGCATCCGCTTCCTCGAGTTTAAAGAGTGGATCATTTCGAGCAATTTCTTCCTGTCGCTTATCTTTAAATTCCTTATATTTTTTAAAATTAGCAGGATCTTTTCTCATAAATTCTGCTTCACTGAATTTACCAGTTTCAAGCTTCTCATTTATAGAGCTACTCTCTACAACCGGTTTAGGGTTCTTAGCTCCAGGACCACCAGTTACATTCTTTTCACGTAACTCTTTTTCAACTAGCTCATTGTATGCTCTTTTAGTGTCAGGGCCTGCTTTAGCAATCTCTTTAGCATCTACTCCTTTTTCTTCTAAAGCAGCTTTATATTTTCGACGAACTGCAAATTCGTTTAAGTCAGTTTCTTCACCTTCTTTATAATCCGTACGGAAAGCTTTTCCAAAATGTGTTGCACCTCTTGCATTAGCCTCTGCATTCTTTTTATTTAAGGAAGCTGCCTCTTCAGCACTCATCTTCTTTACATCTTTACCTACATCTGCTATCTTATATTTACTTTCAATATCAACACTCTGTCTACCAAGTGCCATTTCTTCATTTTTTAATCTATCGTACTCTTTTTGTTTCTTAGGGTCGTTAAACTTACCAGCAGTACCACCCGACTCAATATCACCTGTTGGTTTTACATCAAACTGATTTGCTTTCTCAAAGTCTTTTACCTTCTTATTTGCAGCCGCTACCTTAGCTTCATTATCTTGAAACTCTTTTTTAATCTTTAACAGCTTTTCTTCTTTAGCTGTGTCCGTTGTAGGTGCAGAAGCAGTAACAGGTTGACCACCCACTGGTACAGTTGCCGCAGCTGCAGCTACTGCTGTTTTTGTAGCTGCACCAGGACCACCGGTTACTTGTTCTTCCCTTGACTTAGACTTCTTATTTTCAATGGCCTTATCTAGTGAACCTAATAAATTTTTATGAGCCATAGCGCTTTGAGGGCTATCAGTAGCCGGGCCCTGTTTAGCTAACTTATCACGTTGAGCTATTAATAATTCTAAATCATCTTTTACTATAGGCGCCGGCGCAGCCAATGCTTCTTTTGTGGCTGCACCAGGTTCATCTGTACTACCACCGAAGAAGCCCTTAACAGCATTAATACCAGAACCTACTTTTTCTCCGACATATTTACCAGCTTTAGATCCAGCAAAAGCACCAATTGCACCACCTGCAAGAAAACCAATAGCCGTACCGGCGCCAGGTACTACTGAACCAATTGCAGCGCCCATGGTGGCACCAGCAATAGAGCCG